TATGCAGAATTGATAATAGTCCGATATTCATATCTTTTCGTTTTTGTGTTGTCTAATGCAAATATACATAGGCGCTTTTCCGAAAGCAAGGGCAATGTTTTAGTCCTCTGCGCATTATATCTTATGCTCTGGTGTTCTGTGGGTAGCAGGAAAGGCAGTAAAGAGCTTCCTGTGATTCTGCTGGCAAGCCTCTCTGTGTCGTCTCTCGCAGGCTTCCTGCGCATGTTGACGGTCGTACTCCTCCTGACGCTTGCGCTCACGCACCGCGTTATATATAGGTGTGCCCACGGCAGCGTCGCCCAGGGTATCTAGGTTCTCCTCGATCCACTGGCAGGCCATAACCATTGCCTGCTGTGCGTCGGTCATTGAGTCACGGCGTGCCATCTTCTCCTGCTTGGGGCCTATCTCCACACGACGGCTCTCCACATAGAAGGCCAAGGCCGTGCGGAGCATGGTGGCCAGCTCGTCCATGGCTGCAGCATCAATAGCAGGTTCCTTATCACCCTTTCCGTTATTGGCAAAGTCAATGACGGCCTGTAGCAGTTTGCCACCGATGCGGGGCTTCAGGTAAGTGTTCTGACAGAAGCGGATGTCACGTACCAGCTGCACATAAGCCATACGCTCGCCCTTGATGTCAAGGTACTCGTTGAGCACGCGTGCCGTTTGGAACAGCAGATCCTTGTGCAGGTAGAAAGCATCCGCTTCTTGCCAGAGATTGGTAAACAGCTTATCGCCCTTGGCGTCAGCCTCCAGAAACAAGAGCAACGAGTCGACGGCTCGACCGGCACTCATGAAGGCATCCTTCGTCAGACGGTCTATATCCTTGGGGTCGGCAGGCTCGTATCCGTCTGTGGAGACGCGGTTGGCTCCCCCACCCTCGTTAAAGCTGACTGTCAGCAACCCTGCCTTGTGCGAGAGCATCTTGTAGAACTCTATCTGCTGGCAGATTCGCAGCAGACGGATGGTCTGCATGTCCTTGTCATCTACGTCGTCTTCCTCGTCCGCAGTAGGCACACATGCTGCCTGATACGGACGCAGACCTGCCTGTATGGCATCCTGGAGCTCCGTGACGTCTGCATACGGAACGGCAGGTTCTGCCTTCGCCTTGTGCGTCGGCTTGATAGTCGTAGAAGTGATATCCACATACTTTCCCGTCAGTCGTTCGTATTCCTCGCAGAGCTTCTGATATAGGGGAGTACCCAATATCGGCTCCAAAGCAACACGCTCTTCCTCCTCCAGATATCCGAAGAGTTTCTGTGGTTCTGCCCACCGTGCCGTCGGCATCAGCGACACTATCTCGTTTGGTGTTGTGATAAACATAGTTCTATCGTTTTACCACGAATTTACACAGCAGAGTCCTAAAAATCAAGGGCAATACCACGGCCGCAGGGCACGAATAGCGTCATGGCTACCCGTGCCCCGATACGTACTGTGCATGCACAGCCGTCAGTGGTCAGTGAGGTATTCCTGCTAGGTTTTTGTAACGTCCTCGAAGACTGCCTCCGAGTTTCGGCCTACCCTCGCCGTGGAAGCGCACACCGATGAGAAGGTCGTCCAGCGCGTCTGTCACGTCGGTACGCTCACGGGGATCGCCACCAAGACTATCTGGGTCTGTGCTCTTCAGTTTCTCCCTCGATTTATCCTTCTTGAAGGTTCCTGGAATGATGCCGGCATTCTCGATGGCGGTAATAAGGTAGTCGTTACGCCCCGCCTCGCGGTTGATGCGCAGGGCTGGAGTCTGCTGGAAGGCGAGCACGTCGTTGATGAACTGGTACTTGTCCTCGCGGAACATCGCGCCGCCCATATCCACGTCAAGCACGTCCCAGCCCATCTGCGTGAGTTCCTGGATGACCACCCTGTCGAAGCGGTTGTCGTCGGCTCCTTCCACGGCGTAGGCCGTCGAGCCGCCCTGCTTGATGGTCGAAGTGAAATAGAAGACGACATTACCGTTACGGCGCAGGTGCGGCTTGTAGTAGTCCGTGAAGTCACGGCACAAGGCGCGCAGTTTCCGTTCATTCATCACATACATGCTCTTCAGGATCAAGAGCGACTGACGGCCCTCGAAGTTGCGGGTCTGCCCGATAATCATACAGTTCAGGTTGGCATTACAGTCGATGCTGATACGCAGCGGCTCGGTATAGTCCACGTCCACGTCCAGGCTGCAGTTGTCGGCAGCCGCCTGGCACTGGCTGAAGTCGATACTCTCCGTCTCGTAGGCCGTTGGCCACTTCTGTACGTCGAGCGCCTTGCCCTTCTGTTTCACGGTGAACTTGTCAGCCATCAGACTGTAGGTCTCGAAGTCATCACAGGTGTAGCCGTGAATATCAATATCAAAATTAGAATAGAAGCCATCCTTGGCAGCACCCTTCTTCTGACCCAAGATTTGGATGCGGAACATCAAATCCGGCAACTGTCGCTTCATCTGACGGATCCACGCTTCGCCGCCAAGCATGGCAGCATTCTCCAGGGAAGAAAAATTCCAGAATGTCTCTGACTGCGAGCGCAGCAGGTGCAGCTTCTTCAGGAACGTCTCGTTCTGTGCCAACTGAACCGCCATCTTCGGATTATGACGCTCCAGGTATTTCAGGTCGGCCAGCATGTCGGCAATCTGGGCGTTGATTTCCTTGGTCTCGTAAACCTCCTCCTTTTCCCACTCGCACTGCTTCTGGGTCAGCCCTGCATCGCTGACAAACATCGTGGAGCAGTAGTAGGGGTTCATCTTCGGGTCGGTACCATATCCCCAGCGCTTCTGCTCCGTCTTACGCATGGCCTTGGGCATATACTCGCCGCGCACGGTAGGGAAGGCTTCCTCCTTTACACGAGACCACGGCATGTACTTCGCCTCGTCGCCTCGCATCCAGGCGGCATTGATACCATTGCAACTACCCTTCACTGCCATTGAGATTCCAAGCATCACCGCACCGTTTTGGAAATGCACGGCGCTCTCCCAGTTGCGTATCTTGGCAAGCGGAATCTCCCACCGCAGTTTTGCGGGAGCCTGTCCACGGAAATAAAAGACACCCTCCTGGAATCCCAGCATGTCGTACATCTTCAGGACATTGGGCATCGTGCGGCACATCAACTGCTTGGCGCTGGCACCAAGGAACAGGCCTATCATGCGGCGCAGCCCCAGTACGCACTTCATGCTGTCGATACCCAGAAGCGCCGTCTTGCCGAAACCACGGGCAGCACGGACGATAGAATGGGAAGAACCGAAGTTGTAGATATCCAACTGGCCACGGTGCATATAGATCTTATGCTGACCGTCACCAAGCAAGTCTACCTCCCCACCCTCTTCTGGTTCCGGCTTCTCCTCGTCGACATCCGGCATGAACTTGGCTTCCAGATTATCAGAACTGACGTTTAAGTTGGTTCCCAGTCTACTCATCGTTATTACGTTATATCGTTATTCAGAAACGCTGCTTTTTGCCTCGCTTTCAGCCTCCATGATAGCCACCTTGTCCTCAATCATCTTTCGCTTCTCGTCCACGTAGGCATTATATTTATCCATGATAGCGAGTGACTGCTGGTCGTTCATATCCTCCTTGGTATCGTCAACCTCATGCGCACTGGTGGTAACGACTGGTGGCAGAAACGCTGCCTTTGCCATATCTGCCTGCTCACTCTCAGGTTGGTCGAGACGGTCGAGCTTCATGGCTATCTTTGCACCGTCGGCAATGGCGAAGGCATTGTCAGTTTCCATACCCATCTTCATTAGGTGATTGGCCGATGCACGCACACGTGCTTCCATCACCTTGCGGTCTGTCGGTGCTACCTGCTTGACTACGAAATCAAAGAGTGTCTGGTCTTTCTGTGCGGCGTGCCACTCAGAATGGCGGTCTGCACACTTGCCATGCAGCAACTGCTTGAACATGGGGAAAGTCTCTAGGAAAGGGTTCTGCTTCCATATCCAGTAAACATGACTCACTCGTGCAAGTCGTTTCTTCTGGTCTGAGCGACAGTCGCAGTCGTCGATGGGTACACCACTCTGAAAGTGCAGCAATGCTGCCGTCATCAGCTGTTGTGGTATCTGTGATAGTTGTGACATAGTCTCTACGTTTTACACATTCTCGTATTCTGTCTTCGCATCGAACGAAGGACATTTCTTAATCCATTCTGACGGTTCGATAGTTCCGTTATGATTCTTGTCTGGTGAGAAGTCGCGATGGCCTTGAATGACTGCTTTTGGATATAGCTTCCGTAAATCCATCAGCAACGACAACAGCGCAGCCTTCTGTGCATTGGTGCGCGTGTCCTTGGCCTTCAACTTGTCGTAGGCGATGGGCTTGTTCTCCAAACCTCCGACATAGACGACGCCGATACTGTTGGCATTATATCCGCTGACATGAGCACCTGTCTGGTCAACGTCACGGCCAAGGTGTACCCTGCCCTGCAAGTCAACCACGTAGTGATAGCCGATATCAGACCACCCTTGTGCCTTGTGCTGCTTACGGATGTCTTCAACGCTCAAAGCCTGCCCTTCACGGCTGGCGGTGCAATGAACGGCAATATAGTCGATACGTCGCTTGCTCTTCTTTAGCGTGATATTACCATGCTGAATGGTGTCAGCCTTTGTACTCGGTGTTACGGCATTTGCTGCTACCGTAATACCCATCTTCGCCAGTGTTGCAGGACCTACAAGCCCATCAGCTTTCAGCCCGTGAGCTGCCTGCCACTTCTTGACACATTCCGTAGTGACAGCACCCCAGACGCCGTCAGGATAACACCCGACAACCTTCTGAATCTGCTTTACGACCGTACCACGGTCACCTTGTCTGTAAATCGTTGCCATAGTATATCTGTGTTAATCAAAGAAATGGGCGGCAATGTTGGCAAGGTATGCTATAGACCCTGGCTCCCACGTATAGCCACACCACCGCCCGCACGTGGGATTAATTTTCTATCTCTTCCGCTTCGTCCCATCCGTCGTCAGGTTTATAGCCCTCACGCTCTTTCAGGAACATTACACGCGTGCCTCCAAGCAAATGCCAACGAAAACCTGCATTCAACAGCTGCTGTTCGGCAGCAGGCCATGGGTCTCCAGCTTCGATAGTAGCTCGTAGCCCCATCGCGTCGCGCAGCTGTCGCTGATCCATCACCTCACATTCTTCGGTAAATGTCGGCATGCTCAGCCATCGCGAGGCAAACTCCTCAACGGCCTTCGTTGCATTGCCCTCCAATGCCAGAATGTCGGTGCAGTGTATCTCGTTGCCTTCGTCACGTCCTTTTCCCATAGCTTACATCTTGATGATTGTACTCTTGTTTCGTGGAACCTCCAGCACCTGCGTAACGTAATCCTTACCGTTCTTCATCAGGCGCGTTGCCGTGTCCTCGCTACTTACTGTCATGATAGGAATCTTATTCCCCCATGGGTCGTCCTTGAATAGATGATACATAGTTTATTCCTCCTCTTCGTCAATATATAAATCTTCATCCACACACAGGTTCAGCGGTTCCTCGCGCTCTATCTGCAGCAGTATGGCATACCAGCCGTCCTCCAGCGGACCGATGGTCGTAATGTCTTGAATGACATCATCCAGGTTGATGCGTGCGAAGTCACCGTCACGATTACCATTATCCAATTCCTTCTCGCGCTTATCTTTCAGCCATGCCAGAAAATTGTCCTTGTGCGACAATGCCTCCTTGACAGCCAACCATGCAGCATCTCCGTCACGCACTTTCTTTGCCCTCACGAAAAAGTAGATGGGGTAGTTCATCGACGGGCGCTCGATACTCCCGCCACCCTCAGCAACGCCTTCCATCACCACACATGGAGACATCGACGGCGTCCACTTCTTTGCCATCTCGATCATGTTCTCCCTCGAATCCGTGAAGAAGAACTTACGACTCTCAGGACTGTCAAGTATCGGCCTATACAGCTTGCACCACTTCCTGACAATGCTCTCAAAAGTTATCATAGTCTATCTCGTTTTTGTTGTTGTGTCTGTTTAAAAACCGCCAGTTCCCGTGTACGGTGCCTCTGGCGTACCCCCGGCTGGGCTTAGCGGTTCTCATGATCGAATATAAATATCAAATCAAGTCGCCAGCGGCGGCCAGTTCAAATCTTTCATATCAATCTCGTAGTGTTTGGCAGCCTCGATAATTTTCTCGTCCTCGAAAGCCTTGTTACCCTCCAGGGTCAGATACTCCTTGAAGTTTACTTTCCACTGCTTCACACGATCCTCGCGTCCAGCTCCGTTACCCCTACGGGTGTCTGTCAGCCATTTGCGTAGCTCACGGCGACGCGCCTTCTGCTCGGATGTTAGTTCGGCTGGTTCCTGTGCTTCGTCTTTTTGTGGCGAAGAAATGACACGGGCGTTACCGAGGTCATCGACCACTACCCTACCCGCTTTTACCAGCTTTGCCCATTCGGCATCCAGCTCGTCGAAAATCTTTCGCAGTGTATTGTCACACTTCGTTGCTTTCTTTGCCCATGTTTCACGGTCTGCGGCACTTGACGTCTTGTCATTCATCAGCAGATCCAACTTCTGACGTGCCTCTTCCAACTCTCGATACAGCCCCTGAACCAGTGCTGCATGCTCTTGTGTTTTCTGAGGAAGCAAATGCACGTACTGGTCAATATGCTTCGGACGTGCAGGTACGATGTCTACCTGTGCTTCTCCGTTCTGACTCTCGCCAGTGATAGCGCCATCACCGGCGTTGCCTTGAAAGGAGTCAACTATATCTGGCTGTTTTTCGGGCTTTTCGTCAACGGAATATTTCTCAATAATATTCTGCTGCTGTTCTTCCGTGACAGTC